CCTTATTCAGTTCGGCAACCATATCATCACACCAATCTAAACGAGTCCAATCAGTCTGGTTGTGCAATCGTGGTGCTTTGACATTGGCGAATCTATATTTCCCAGTAGTGGCGTAGCAACCCTTGCAGGCATCTACTAATTCACCAGGCGCAGCAATGCTGCCAGGGCAAGTATCGAGCGCTTGAAGTGACCAAGATCGGATACCGTCTAGTTTTGATGTAACAGATAATTTAATCATGTTTATTTTAACTTTAAGTTTAGATTATTTGACTTGATTGTTTACAGTGAGAGGACAAGTAGAGATAAAATATATAGCCCCGCTAAGCCTATTACAGCGCCTGCAATGAGCGTTGCCAGGCTTGGTGTTTGTGGCCGGTTTAGCGACCGATAAGTCTGATCGTGTTTAGACATTTTAATTTCCTTGGTTTGATTGACGCCGGTCATGATTAGCGCGAGTCGTGATTAGTTACACTTGAAAAGTCAAAAGCTTGCATGGCTTCTTTTTTTGTTTTGCCGAAGAGGGTCCCAGAAAAAACCCCTTCTATTCTTTTACTTGCGAGCCACCCTTTTTGTTTATTTAGAACTACTTTTTCGAAAGTAAATTTAATTGTTGGTTTATTTTCCGACATGCATTTGCTTGTCAGTGAACTGTCGTCTGATGTATATATAGACATTTTAATTTCCTTTTGTTTGATTTAATCAGATTAAAGAAACTACATTAGAACACGAATGAACACCTTTTGCACTTAATTTATCATTGTATTTAACTATGACTACAATGTATTGATAGTGTGACTATCATGTAGCAAAAGCAATAGCGTATAACTATTGATACAATACTAAACATTGCTTAGGACTTAGGCAACTAAAAACTAGTAACAAAACGTGTGCCTAAATTGTGCAGCGCAATATTTATACCCCCCCCCGGGGGCCCTAGTGGGAGGGGGTGTGTGTGAGCACCGTTCGCAAAAACTTTTTATTTTTTATTATTTTTTATTATTTTTTATCCTATATACTTAAGCTATGCAAGAAATAAAATACGACGCTCACGAGGAAGAGGCTCTAATGAGTAGGCTGTGGTCGCCTACAATTAAGGATGATCCCTTGTCTTTTGTATTGTTTGTGTTTCCGTGGGGGCAAAAAGGCACACCGCTTGAGCATTTTACAGGCCCACGCAAATGGCAACGGGAGGTATTAAAAGATGTGGCTGAGCATATTAAGCTTAACAGCGGAAAGATTGACTTTAACACCTTGCGCTTGGCGGTAGCCAGCGGGCGGGGTATTGGCAAGTCGGCATTGGTGAGTTGGTTGGTGTTATGGATGATGACCACACGCATTGGTGCAACGGTTATTGTTTCGGCTAACTCAGAGAGTCAGTTAAGAAGTGTGACGTGGGCTGAGATTACTAAGTGGTCGTCGATGTCGATAAATAGTTATTGGTGGGAGATTAGCGCAACAAGGGTGGCGCCAGCTAAATGGTTGGCTGAATTAGTTGAGCGCGACTTAAAGAAAGGCACGCGCTACTGGTCGCTAGAAGGTAGGTTGTGGTCGGCAGAGAATCCTGACGCGTTTGCAGGTGTGCATAACTATGACGGCGTGATGTTGGTCTTTGATGAGGCATCAGGCATAGACGATTCTATTTGGGGCGTGTCAAGCGGGTTTTTTACTGAGAACACACCGAATCGTTTTTGGTTGGCATTCTCTAACCCACGGCGTAACAGCGGGTACTTTTATGAGTGCTTTAACGCCAAGCGTGACTTTTGGGCAACCAAGCAGATTGACGCAAGAACGGTTGAAGGTACGGATAAAAACGTATATGAGCAGATTATTGCTGAGTATGGGGCTGATTCGTACCAAGCGCACGTGGAGGTCTTTGGCTCGTTCCCAAGCGAAGGTGATGATCAGTTCATACCTAGCCTAGTGGTGGATGAAGCGATGGAGCGCCCCCTGTATAAAGATTTATCAGCCCCGATTGTGATTGGTGTTGACCCTGCACGGTTTGGTGCAGACGCAACCGTTATTGCGGTTAGGCGTGGGCGGGACATTATTGACATCCGTAAGTTCAGGGGCGACGATACGATGACAGTAGTTGGTCACGTCATTGAAGCCATAGAAGAATACAAGCCTGCGTTGGTTGTGATTGACGAAGGCGGGGTAGGTGGCGGGATTGTGGATAGGCTCAAAGAGCAACGCTATAAGATTCGCGGGGTTAACTTTGGCAGTAAGAGTAAGACACCACTCATGTACGGCAACTTGCGAGCCGAGATGTGGGGCAAGATGAAGGACTGGCTAAAAACGGCGAGCATACCGCAAGAGCGCGTACTGAAGACAGATTTAATTAGCCCTATGATGAAACCTGATTCTAAGGGTACAATCTTTTTAGAGTCAAAAAAAGACATGAAAGCGCGTGGCTTAGCCTCGCCTGATGCAGCCGACGCGATATGCGTGACATTTGCTTTTCCTGTGGCGCATCGTGAGTATAATGAAGCAGCACACAGAACACGACCTAATTTTCAAAACAACAACAGCGTTGCAACTGCGATGGATGGCATTTTAAATGACTAAGAAACCTGGGCTTTACGCAAATATTAACGCCAAGCAAGAGCGCATCAAGGCTGGCAGTAATGAAAAAATGAACAAAGTGGGCAGTAAGAACGCGCCCACAGCTAAAGACTTTAAAGATTCGGCTAAAACGGCTAAGAAAAAATGATTCGACCCTTGCATAACCACGTCTTAGTCAAAGAAAACGCGCCAATCCCCCACCCGTTCTTGGTGTTGCCTTTAGAAGACACTTTAACGGGTACGGTTGTGGCTACTGGGCCAGGCAAAAGGCTACCAAACGGTAAATTACGGCCTATATTGGTGTCAGTAGGTGACAAAGTTAGGTTTAGCGGTACAATTGACGCAATGATTGATGGTTTTGCATTAATGCAAGATAAAGACATTATTGGACTAGTCGATGAGCAATGAGAGCGACAATAAAGACCTTCTAGCCACAATGCGTAGCCGACTCACGTTGGCTATTTCAGCTTATGGTAGCTCACGTAACGATGAGCTAGATGATCTGCGCTTTATGGCGGGTAGCCCCGACAATCAATGGCAGTGGCCTTCTGATGTATTAGCCACACGTGGCTCGGTGCAAGGGCAGACCATTGGCGCACGGCCTTGTTTAACCATTAACAAGTTGCCACAACACGTCAACCAAATTACAAACGACCAACGTCAGAATCGCCCGTCAGGTAAGGTAATTCCTGCCAATGATGAAGCAGACGTTGAGATGGCGGACATATTTGACGGCATAGTGCGTCACATTGAGTATATGTCAGACGCTGATGTGGCGTATGACACAGCGTGTCAGAATCAAGTTACTTATGGCGAAGGGTACATCCGCATATTGACTGAGTACTGTGACGAAAATTCGTTTGACCAAGATTTAAGGATTGGGCGCATACGCAATAGCTTTAGCGTTTACATGGATCCTATGATACAAGACCCTTGCGGGGCGGATGCGCAATGGTGTTTTATTACAGAAGACCTGTCTAGGGCAGAGTACGAACGTGCTTACCCCGATGCCATGCCTGTGTCGTCTATTCAGCAACAAGGCGTGGGTGATCAAGCGGTTAGCCAATGGTTAGCCGATGACACGGTTAGAATTGCCGAATACTTTTACCATAAGTACGAAAAAGCAGTTTTAAACCTTTATCCTGGTGAAATCACCGCATTTAAAGGCTCAAAAGAAGATAAGCAACTGGTTCAGATGGGCTACACGCCTATTCGCAAGCGCGACGTAGATCGTAAAAAAGTCATGTGGATTAAAACCAATGGCTATGAAATACTTCAAGAACAAGAGTGGGCAGGCAAGTGGATTCCTGTTGTCCGCGTTATCGGTAATGAGTTTGAAGTAGACGGACAGATTTACGTATCAGGTATTGTGCGTAACGCTAAAGATGCACAGCGTATGTACAACTACTGGGTCAGTCAAGAAGCTGAAATGCTGGCGTTAGCGCCTAAAGCACCATTTATTGGCTACGGTGGGCAGTTTGAAGGGTACGAGCATCAATGGAAAACAGCTAACACGACCAACTGGCCGTATTTAGAAGTTAACCCCGATGTGACCGATGGTGCAGGTGGCGTATTGCCCTTACCACAACGTGCCCCGCCCCCATTGCCACAAACGGGCTTAATTCAAGCCAAGATGGGCGCTAGTGACGATATTAAGTCAACTACAGGGCAATATGACTCAAGCCTTGGGCAAACGTCTAATGAGCGTTCTGGTCGGGCTATTTTGGCTCGAGAGCGTCAAGCCGATGTAGGCACGTACCATTACGTTGACAACTTGGCTCGCGCTATTCGCTACGTGACCCGTCAATTGGTTGACATTATCCCTAAGATTTACGACACCCGCCGTATTGCCCGCATCATTGGCGTGGATGGTGAAACTGACATGGCTAAGATTGACCCCACGCAGGCAGAACCCGTCAAAAAGATTGTTGATGAAAACGGCATAGTCATTGAAAAGATATACAATCCAAGCGTGGGTAAGTATGACGTGGTGGTAACTACAGGCCCAAGCTACATGACTAAGCGTCAAGAAGCTATGGAAGGTATGGCTCAGATTCTGCAAGGCAACCCGAACCTTTGGGCAGTGGCTGGCGACTTGTTTGTTAAGAACATGGATTGGCCAGGTGCTGAAGAAATGGCAGAACGTTTACGCAAAACCATTGACCCTAAAGTATTGGCCGACCAAGACGAAGACCCAGCATTGCAAGCTGCTCAACAACAGATGCAAGCGATGGGGCAAGAAATGGATCAGATGCACCAGATGTTGCAAAATGTTAGCCAATCAATGGAAGCGCAAAAGCTCAAGATTGACGAATACAATGCGGAAACTAAGCGTATCTCTGCTGTGGCTTCAGGCATGAACCCCGAGCAAGTGCAAGAGGTTGTCATGCAAACGTTACG